TTGCTGAGAATGCACCCGGTGATTACGAGTACATGCCTTCTACTGGCACACGTAAAGCTCGTAAATCTGACTATAAGAACGTGGAAGTTATTCCAGTTTCTGATCCTAATGCATCAACAATGGCTCAGAAGATCGTTCAATATCAGGCTGCTTTACAACTAGCTCAAAGCGCACCACAGTATTACAACATGCCTTTGTTACACCGTCAGATGATTGAAGTTCTTGGATTAAAGAATGCCAATAAACTGATTCCGTTACCTGAAGATATGAAGCCACAAGACCCTGTGACTGAAAATCAAAATATTTTGATGAACAAGCCTACAAAAGCGTTTGCTTATCAAGACCATCAAGCACATATTACCGTTCATATGTCAGCAATGCAAGATCCAAAGATTCAGTCATTACTGCAACAGAATCCACAAGCACAAGCTTTACAGGCTGCAATGATGGCTCACATCAATGAGCATTTAGGATTTGCATACCGTGTTGAGATTGAGAAGCAATTGGGTATGAATTTGCCTCCAATGAACGATGAAACTGGCGATGATGTAAACATGGACCCTGAAGTTGAGGCTCGTTTAGCTCCATTATTGGCTCAAGCAGCAACACAAATGCTGCAACAGAACCAACAACAAGCTGCACAACAACAAGCCCAGCAACAAGCTCAAGATCCTATTGTGCAAATGCAACAACAAGAGTTGCAATTAAAACAACAAGAGCAACAACGCAAGGCTCAGAAAGACCAAGCTGATATTCAGTTACGTCAAGCTCAACAACAGATCGAACGTGAGCGAATTGCTACGCAAAATCAGCTACAAATGAAGAAAAATGCACAAGATGTGAAGATGGAAGCTGTAAAACTCGCTATGGAACAACAAAAATCCAAAAAAGAGTTAGCAGTGAAAACAGGTTTAGATGCTTTCAAGCATATTACGCAGCATGCACAGACAGAAAAACATCATTCGCAAGATTTATTAGCAGAAGGATTGAAAAATCAACTAGATGCTAAACTTCAGCGTGAAGAAAATGACAAAAACCGTGTTATTTCTAAGGCGCAAAAAAAGAAAGGTAAATAATGGATGCTTTTGAAGTTCTATTAGACGAAATAGATAAGAAAGTTGATCAATTAAGTAAGTGGATTAGTGGCGGACAAGCCAAAGATTTTGGTGACTACCAAAAAACGTGTGGGGAGATAAGAGGTCTTCTTACTTCACGGGAATACATAACAGACCTCAAACAACGATTGGAGAACTCCGACAGTGAGTAATTTAGACGTAGGAAAAGCAGTAGATTTGTCTCAACTTCTACACAAAAAAGAAGAAGAGAAAGCAACGCAACTTCCAAAACCACAGGGATATCACATGTTATGCGCTATTCCAGAGGTAGAGAAAGAGTATGAAAGTGGAATTGCAAAAGCAGATAGTACTTTGCGACATGATGAATTATTAACTACTGTTTTATTTGTAGTAAAACTTGGACCAGATTGCTATAAAGATCCAGTTAAGTTTCCTACAGGTCCTTGGTGTAAAGAAGGGGATTTTGTCCTCGTTAGACCAAATGCAGGAACAAGGTTAGTGATTCATGGACGTGAATTTAGACTTTTAAATGACGATTCTGTTGAAGCTACTGTGGATGATCCTCGTGGCGTTTCACGCAAATTTATTTAAGGAGGCCGGACATGGCTGATTACGAAAAGAATTTTCAGTTCCCAGACGAAATGGAAAACAAAGCTTCTGAAGTAGAAGAAGATGCGTTAGATATTGAAATTGAGGACGATACACCTGAAGCAGATCGTGGGCGTAAACCTGCAGATGCTGAAAAGGTTAAAGCATTAGAAGTAGACGTAGATGAGTTGGACAAGTACAGCAAAGAAGCCAAGGACAAAATGATCCAGATGAAGCGTATCTGGAACGATGAAAGACGGGCTAAAGAACAAGCTTTACGTGAACAACAAGCAGCTTTAGAAGTTGCTCAACGTTTACATGCCGAGAATAAGCAGATTAAAAAGATGCTTTCTGAAGGCGAAAAAGAGTATAAGGATGCTAAAAAAGACTCAGCAAAAGCCCAAATTAAAGCTGCTAAACAAGCTTATAAAGAAGCTTATGAGTCTGGTGACTCTGAAAGATTGGCAGAAGCTCAAGCATTTTTAACAAAATCCCAGATGGATTTGGAAAAAGTTAAGAATTTTAAGCTTCCCCCTTTACAAAAAGACGAAACTCCAGTACAAATACAACAACAGCCCCAAGTTGCTAGACCTGACAATAAAGTTATGGCTTGGCAACAAAAGAATTCTTGGTTCGGACAGGACGAAGAAATGACTGCTAGTGCATTAGGCTTACATGAAAAGCTGAAGCGCCAAGGAGTTGAAATTGGGTCAGATGATTATTACGCAAAGTTAGACGAAACAATGCGAAAAAGGTTTCCAGAGGAATTTGGAAGCGAAGTAGATAAACGGGGAGACGTTCCTAAGAAATCTGCTGTAGTAGCACCCGCAAATAGGACGACAGCGCCTAAAAAAGTAAGATTAACTACTTCACAAGTAACTATTGCGAAGAAACTTGGACTTACACCTGAACAGTATGTTCGTGAACTTTTAAAAATGGAGGCCTAGACATGGCTAATTCACCACGTGTTACCAGAGATTTAGAAAACAGAGAATTTGAAGAACGTCCTAAACAGTGGATGCCCCCTGAACTTCTCCCAGAGCCTGATAAACAAGCTGGTTTTTCATACCGATGGATTCGTGTTTCAATGCTTAATGCACCCGATGCTCGTAATATTTCTGCGAAATTTAGAGAGGGTTGGGAGCCAGTTAGCGTAGAAGAACAACCTAAGTTCAAACTGTTAGCCAGTCGTGAAGGTCCTTATAAGGACAATATCGAAATTGGTGGGTTATTGCTTTGCAAGATTCCTGAAGAATTGGTGCATCAACGTGCGGCTTATGAGGCCAAACAGACACATGATCAATCAGAAGCTGTAGACAACAACTTAATGCGCCAAAGTGATGCAAGAATGCCGATCTTTATGGAACGGAAATCTTCTGTTACTTTTGGTAAAGGTAATTAAATTTTAGGAGAATTAAATGGCTTATCCTACAGTCTCGGCCCCTTACGGCCTGAAGCCAGTTAACCTTATCGGTGGTCGTGTATTTGCGGGTTCTACTCGCATGTTCCCTATCGTGAATGGTTACAGTACTAGCATGTTCAACGGTGACGTTGTTCAAATTGGTACTGGTGCAAACATTGGTGCAGTAACTGCTTCTACACTCGCTTACAATGCTTCTTCTGCTGTTGCTGGCACAATTGGTGTTTTCGTTGGTGCAGAATATTCCACAACTGGTGGTCCAATCTACGGCAAAAATCGCTATCAATTCTGGAATGCTTCTACAAGCGCTCCTGATGCTACTGGTTATGTTGTTGATGATCCTCAAGCTGTTTTCCAAGCTGCGGTAGTAGTTAGCCCAGCTGGTACAGGTGGTTCTACAACTATTGCTTATGTTAACCCTGCTTATATCGGTTCTAATGCTTATTATATTGGTGCTGCTGCTGGTAACACAGGCTCTACTACTACTGGTGACTCTTTAGCTGGTGTTGCAGTTTCTGCTACAGCAACTACAGGTGTTCCATTGACTACATCTGCTCCATTCCGTATCGTTGGTGTTGTACAGGAGTCAAAAGTAACTGTTGCTGCTAATGCTACATCTAGCTCTACAACTATTACTTTGTCTGCTGCTAACAGCGCAATCGTTCCCGGCATGGCTGTATCTGGCCCCGGTATCACTGCTGGTTCCAATACATATGTAACAGCTGTTTCAGGTACTGCAGTAACTATCAATACAGCAGTTTCATCTGCTCAAGCGACAGCTGCTCAGTTTTCATTCACAGGCTACCCAGAAGTGTTGGTTGCATGGAACTTCGGTTACCATAGCTACTTCAACGCAACTGGTGTTTAATTAAGGAGTATTTAAATGGCTATTTCACGTGCTCAACTATTAAAAGAGCTGCTCCCCGGATTAAACGCTTTGTTCGGACTTGAGTATGCTCGTTACGGTGAAGAACATAAAGAGATCTACGAAACTGAGACCTCTGAGCGTTCTTTTGAAGAAGAAACAAAACTGTCAGGCTTTTCTGCTGCTCCTGTTAAAAACGAAGGCCAAGCCATCGCTTATGACAATGCACAAGAAGCATGGACAGCTCGCTACAACCACGAAACTATCGCCCTTGGCTTTAGCTTGACTGAAGAAGCAATCGAAGACAACCTCTACGATTCTTTGTCAGCTCGCTACACCAAAGGTTTGGCTCGTGCTATGGCATACACCAAGCAAGTTAAAGCTGCTGCTGTATTGAATAACGGTTTTAATAGCCAAGTTACTTATGGCGATGGTCAACCATTGTTCTCTGCTGCACATCCATTGATTTCTGGTGGTACAAACGGTAACACTCCATCTACTCCTGCTGACTTGAACGAAACTGCATTGGAAAATGCTGTTATTCAAATCGCTGCATGGACTGATGAGCGTGGTCTATTAATCGCTGCTCGTCCTAAGAAGCTTGTAGTTCCACCAGCATTGCAATTCGTTGCTACTCGTTTGCTCGACACAGAACTCCGTGTTGGTACAAACAACAACGATCTCAATGCTATTAA